CATTGCTACCTATGTTTTTCGCTTCGTGCAGGTTCACAATATCGTCAATATCGCGGACAATCCAGCCATTTGAGCCGAAATTTGCGGCCATTGCGGCACGTTTGGCCACTTCAGCAGCATCGTCGGTATCGGTAGCAATATCAATGATAGGCTTTCCAAATCGCTCGTTAAAGTCGCTCCAATCAACCAGGGCGAAATTCTTTAAAATAACATGCTTCGCTAGTAGTTCTAGCGTTCCTATATTTTCAGGATCACCGCTTTCAATCATATAGAAATCGTTTAGCATACGCTCGTCAAAAAGCACCCCGTCAGCGTGTGATGGGTGCGCCACAATCATTTGACGAGGCGGATTAACGTATCGCCTAGGAAACGACTTAACAGCCTTAAAATGACCTTGAATAAGCTCTTGAAATTCGAGCAAGGTGTAGCCCCATAGCTCGCTTTCAATCATAAGCGTAATATAGTCATCAAACCAGGGCTTTTTGAAATAATATTTTAGCTCTTCATTTTCCTTTTCGCCTTGATAAACGCGAAAAGGCTGGCCTGCAACCTTGTTCACTGCTATTTCAAACTGCGACTTTACTTGCTCATCCTTCATTGTCCAGTAATACAGCAATAATAAATCATTGCGATTAGGATTATACACGTCAATTGCATCGTCAACAGCCGATTTTAATTCCTGCATCTTCATCCCTACACGGTAAGTAGGATCAGGGATAAGGTGCTGCGGAAATTTTTTATGTTTTTTGGTCGGCAGCGGCATTTTTTCGGCTGCACCGCGAAAGTTGAAAATATCTGTAAGCTTCATATAGATACTGTTTAAATGATGTATATACGCTGTAAATACTAATATAAATTATGTGTGCGGCGGGGCTCGCTACCCCACGCAAATTTGGTGCTTGTGCCGCCCTCTTCGTCAATAAGCCTTGCAAATTCAACTGATTCTTTTCCGGCGTTAATACGGCTAAGTTGCGACACTACATCGTTGTAATTTTTGATAACACGCTCCGGTATATCGTCATCTGCAATGTCGTTATACATGAAGTAGGTAGCCAGAATCGCCAGCCACCTTATTAAAGTAGCATTTCGGCTGTCGCCAGTTTTGCCCAGCTCGGCATCAAGGTTGTATCTTGCCGCGCAAGCATCGCGCACCATGCCGACTGATAGCTTTTCAGCATTCATCAGCTCGCTATCATATTGATTGTTCAGCTTGTCAAGCACTCTAGCGCTTAGGAAGCCTTTGAAATCCTTTGTTTTATCAATAAATTGTGTCATAGTTTTATATGCTTCTGCGGCCACCATTGCGCCCGCTGTTTGATTTACCTGTCATTATCTGGCTACTCTTGCCTTTGCTTCGCTCATTGCTTCGCTGGTTCAATAGATACACGCCACCTTCCACGCTGTCGGGACCATCGTCGTGCTCGCCATCCGGGAAGGCGAGAAACTGATCGCGCAGCTGCTGCATATCAGGTGAGTGTTTGAGGTTCTTATTAAAGCGGATAAAGCCTTGCTCTGTAAATGGTGATAGATTTTCAATTCTAGCCTCCTTGTTTGGCTTGCTGCGATGGTCGCCACGGATCCGTAACGTCTTGCCGCGCTCCTCACCTTCTCGCCAGTACTCTTCGAGCATCAAATCCTGAATAAAATTAGCTTCCATATAGTGCCTGCAAGGCAATTTGTCAGGCACTTGCACGGCTATATTATAATGACCTCGCACCATTTCGCCAGTGGTGCATTGGCGGCAAAATACATCAATAATGTCGTAATACCTGCCTACTTTTCCAATCAGCACAATGCTTTTAAAATCGCTTGTTTTAGTGCCTTTATAGGATGGATCGTTGTAAGTGATCAACTTGTCGTAAGCGCTTAGTGCAAGTGTATCTATCCAGGGCAAATGCTCAGGCCTAAAAATTTTGCCCTCAACAATATGCTCGTGAAAAAACTCGCGCAAACCAATACGGCTGCCTTGCCGGTTCATTTTAGTAAGGATTTGCTCGCGGGTGTAATTCTCTTTCCAGGCTGGCTTGCCTTTTTCGCTCAAATCCTTCTTGTGCGTCCGCGGGTTTTCGAGGGCAAAAACTTTACTGTGATAAATGTCTTTTCGCTTAGGATCGCTCGGCTCAATGTCGCCAACAAATTGCGCTAAAATGCTCTTTTTATGAATGCGGTTTCCTGCAATAATAAGCCTTGAAGCTTTGTTAGGCATTGCGCCGTAAAGGTCGCCTAATATCCAGTCCAGCGCCTCCAGCACTCGCGCCTCATTGCGCACAATTACAGCATCGTCAATATCGTCAACTACGCAGTAATTTGGCCGCTTATCACTTTTGCGGGTTCCTCGAGGTGATTGGCCACGGCCAAAAGCCCAAAATCCAATGCCGTCGGCGGTTACAAAATGCCCATCTTGCCAGTTGCCGAGGCTGTATTGTTCGCCATAATCAGCCGTAAACTGCTGATTAAACATCAACTCAGCCTGTATGTCGCCTAGCAATGTGGCCGCCTTCTTTTCGTTCGCACTTGCAATCATCATTCCGGTGAGTTCACCCCGTGCTTTAAGGAAAAGAGGCAGCATCACATCAGCTAATATACTTTTTGCGTGCTCGCGTGGCCATTCAAGAACCGCCACAATGTCTTTGTTGTCAATAATTTGCTGCGCTGCCAGTTTATGAAACCAGCCAAAATCAGAACTCGCTAAATGTGAAAAATAGCGTTTACAGAAGTAAACAAAATCGGTTTTTGCTCGCTTGATAGCTTGCTGCTGCTGCTCCGCCGTTTCTTTGTGAATCGGATTAGTGTTAATGATTGCCTGCTTTTCGAGTAGCCAGGCCTCATATTGCCGTTTTTCGTTTACGTTCCAGTTGCTCATAATGTGCGCCTTTTTTCGTTAATGTACTCATCCACGTGAGGCACCAGCTCCTGAGCTAGCTGTACATCGCTTTCTTTGAGGAAGCTCATAAAATTGCGTAATATCTGCACCATTGCGCTCCAGTCGAGTTCCTTACCTTTTACAGTTGTAAACAGCTTTTGAACAGCATCAATTTCGCCTTTCGGAATCAGCAATTTACCCAGCTCCTCTACTGTCATATCCTCGCGAACCTGAGCGGCTTGTTTTTCGCTGATAAGCCTGATAATATTTGTTTGATGAGCTAGCGCCGTGAGGGCATTTTCTTCGCTAGTGTGGCGGTTTATGCCTATCGCGATACGCTTTCGTCTCATATCGCCTTTTGTAACATGGCTCGAAACGGTTTTTTCGGTCAATCGCAGTATTCTGGCAATATCTTTCTGCTCCCATCCCGCATTAAACAACACCTTGATTGCTGCATGTTTATCCAACATAGTTTGAATTTTAGGTTCAAATATCCTACATATTGATAAGATAGACAGCATTTTAAGCAACTGTTTCGTAAAAATTGGAAACAGTTACTAAATTGTTTGTGAGGTAGTTACATTTAGCGCAAATTTGAACTCTAAAGTATCTGGAAATCCAGTTTAACCTAATTAATTCACAATGAAATGAAAAGATAAATGGACTTAAAATTCAGCAAAATAGTATCAAAAGAGAGCCGTAAGGCCGAGATGCTGCTATATGGTGAGCTAGGAGACGCGGAAGGCGAAATAAACGGCCACTATTTTGCGCAGGAACTGGCCTATCTAGGCAAAAACAATGATGAAATAACTATCCGTGTCAATTCAGGCGGCGGCTTAGTTTCTCATGGTTATAGCGTGTTTAGTCAGGCAGTTACTAGCCCGGCTAAAATCATTGTGCAAGTTGATGGTATAGCCGCTAGTATGGCCGCCGTACTACTTGCCGCCGCAGATGAAGTGCATGTGATGGATTACGCACGGGTAATGCTTCACTCACCTTATTATAAGGATACAACTAAGAAGTTGAGCGATGCAGATAAGAAGGTAGTTAGCCTGCTGCGCGATAGCCTTGTAACTATGCTTACTAAGCGCGGCATTGAACGCGAAGCCGCTGACGCAATGATTACTACTACCGACAAATGGCTAACCGCTGAGGAAGCTATTACGGCAAAAATAGCCGACAAAATTATCACAACAGGAAAAAAGAAAACACTTGCCGCGCTCGACTTTAATAAGCTAGCTGCGCAGGTAACGAGTGAATCAATAATTAACCCTAATAATTTAAAAATGAAACAATTGATTGCAAAATTCGCGCTGCCCGAAACCGCAGCCGAGGCCGACATTCTTACAGCTGTAAACAAGCTAGAACAGGACAACGCCACCGCCTTACAGGCCGCACAGGATCGCAGCGCTAAGCTGATTGATAAGCTTATTGCAGTGGGTAAAGTATCAGGTACAATTACTGATGCTAATGAGCCTAATTTCAAGAAATTGGCTGAAACCGACATTGAGCTATTCGCTTCAATGATTAACGTAAAAAAAGAAGACCTGGAAGGCAGCGCACCACGCTTGAGCGCTATTATCGCACAGCTTGAAGCTAAAGCCGGAAAGCCGGACAGCAAAGAAGCTGACAAGGATTTTGAGTGGTACGAAAAGAACGATCCGCAAGCCCTTGCAGAAATGCGAAGCAAACAGCCTGATGCTTACAAAGCATTAAAAGCTGCTGACGATAAGAAGTATCAGTAATTAACCAATTAATTTAAAAAAAAGATGTCAAAAGTAAGATTCCCATTCGGCAAAGCAGACGTAAAGTCGCTTACTGCCACCGGAGCGCAGGCTATTACGGTTGAAAATGACCTGACAATTTTGGACGGTGTAACTACACCCGCAACAGGCAACCGCACGCTCAATTTGACCATTCCAGTCGATACAAATATCGGAGCTCGGATTTTAGTCAAGTCAAAAACTGCCGCTACCGAAACAACGATTTTCGGAACTGGTGCAGCAGGTGCAACAATTACCGGTGTAGCCGGTAAAACCAAGGTGGTTGAGTTGGTATATGACGGCAGCAACTTTGTTGAAGCCGGAACACCCGTTCAAATCGACTAAGCAATTAAGTATCAAACCCTAAAAATAAGATAATCATGTCTCAAATTCAAGTAACAAAATATTCCAAGGAACTGCAAAAACAGCTGTTTCCTGACAACGAATTTTACAAAAAATCGTTGAGCGAAAGCGGTCTCACTGTTGATGCCGCTACCTTTGAAATTCCTAACCTTACGGACATTGACGAAGCCGAAATGGGTTCACCTACTTCATTGCCGCTTCAGGTAGGTCGCAGCATTGACGACAAAGTAACCGGCACTATGCAGCTGATTTACGCCAAACCGCTGGTGATCGAAGATGAGGAAGAGATTGTAACGAACTATAACAAACGCCTCAGCAAACAGATGCAACAGGCTAGCGCCGTAAACACTAAAGCGGCTGATTATGCAGCTTTTCAGTGGTTGCCATCTGCAACTGGTGATATTGTTTCGAGCACCGGATCGGCTCGCGCTACAGGTGTAACAGGCCTCACAAGCACACGCAAGGCGCTTACTAAAGCAGATGTGCTGAAAGCAAAGCAAATGCTGATGAAATCGAATGCCTTGAATGTTCCTGGCGAACTGTTTGCGCTCGTAACTCCTGACGCTTATAATGACTTGCTTAGCATTGCTGAGTTTGTTGATTATGACAAAACCGGAAACACCAGCAAGCTGGAACAAGGCGTTTTGGGCAAAATTTTAGGCTTCAACATCATGGTTCGCAGCAAAGGCGGCCATATTGGCGCACTCTATTCAGCTGCAAATGCTAAGCTGACAAAGGTAGTTACAGCAGCCACCGACCGTCCTGTAAACTTGTTCTGGCATAGCGGCATGGTTTGCCACGCCGAAAGTGGAGCAAAAGCCTACATCAAAACCGACGATCCTAGCTACTTAGGTACTTTGATCAGTGCAAAAGTGCGCTTCGGTGCCGAAATTTGCCGCAAAGACGAAAAAGGCGTAGTAG